GGCGAGTATCTAGCTCTCGCCCACCTTTCGCTGGCTGGCTATGCTTGCACGATGTGCAGGATAAAAGATCACGATGCGTATATACAGACCGACGGCGGTGTTCTGACTTTGCAGGTTAAGACCGCTGGCCAGAAATATAAGCGAGGCAAAAGTTACGCTTTCTACACGCTCAAAAAGAACGGGCCTCGGTCGGATGTGTTTGCATTTGTGGCGATTGATCTGGGCGCTGTAATCTTTCGCCGGGGAGATGAGGTATTCAAGGCGACAACTTACATCTCAGAGGACGACTTTCTAAATGAAAAGCTGTCGATGCAAAAAACTCTCGACAGCTTTAAATAATCGCTTGTGGGTCGGCGCGGGTTTGATTAGAAAGTTTGAGTGGGTGGCTATCATCAACAAGATAAATCGACTTACCACGGGAATGGTGGTTGTTTAGCCTCGGATGACGTTGCTACCAAAAAGCGCCAAACTTTTTACACTATCAACGGCCACCCGCACGATTACTAGAATATAATACCCACCGCCGACATTAGGCCAGCGCCGCTGATGAAGCCAAAGATGGCTCCAATTAAGCCAGCGATGTGGATTTTGCGTTCTATTTCTTTGTCATCCATTTAAACTCTCCACCATTTCTATTCGTTCACCGATCCAGCGCATCACTGGTACAGCCATTGAGTTGCCCATTGCTTTGTATCGAGGCCCGTCTGGGCAGTCCCCTGCTGGCTTATTGCGCCACGGGATCTGCGTGAAGCCGTCTGGGAAGCCTTGCAGACGCTCGCATTCTGTTGGGGTTAGGCGGCGGACTTGCATGTCTGGCTGCATGACACCCTCATGTCTCCCCCCAGCCCCCCCGCGCTGAATTGTAGGCTGAAGGTCTTGCAGCGCATTTAACTCTTCGCTCCAACCTGTAGCCACCGCTGGCGTTTTGCTCTTATCCAGCGTTGGCGTGACTTCCGTTGAAACGCTGTCGCCTTGGTTAGCGCTGTTTTGTGCGCCAAAGGCTATTGGCAATGTTTCTGTTGTCGGATCGTATGCGCTTCCCGTGCGAGTTGTGAGGCACTGAGCCACAACAGCCTCCGCTTCTACTCGCTCGTTGCCTGTGCGACTGAATGGAGCGCCTTGTGTAACTGTGGGGGCAGCTTCTTGCCCCGCTTCTCTGCTCGGCGCAGGATGCCCTGACATGCTTTCGCGCTCAAAAAGAACCGCTGCGGCACGCCGCCAGTCTCCAAGGTATCCGACAACGAATACACGGCGGCGGCGCTGGGCCACTCCGAAGTATTGAGCGTCAAGCACTCGGTAGGCGAACCCATACCCGAGCTGGCCCAGCGCCCCGAGGAAGGTTCCAAAATCCCGTCCTCGTTGGCTAGACAAGACGCCGGGGACGTTCTCCCAAACCAACCACTTGGGCTGATATTGTGCAGCAATGGCAAGATAGGTGAGCATGAGATTTCCCCTTGGGTCATCAAGTCCCTTGCGAAGTCCTGCGACTGAGAAACTTTGGCAGGGGGTTCCTCCGACCAGAAGGTCAATTGATCTGTCAATGGGCCACTCCTTAAATTGCGTCATGTCGCCCAAGTTGGGGACATCTGGATAACGATGCGCCAGCACGGCGCTTGGGAACTTTTCTATTTCGCTGAACCATTGCGCCTCCCAGCCAAGAGGATGCCACGCGGCGGTGGCTGCCTCAACGCCAGAGCATACTGAACCATACTTCATGACTCCTCCTCAAATCTATTCGACAGCGGCTTGATCGGCTGCTTGCTAAACACCCAACGCCACTGCGGTTTTGTGTAGCCAGGCACCTTGATGAAATCACGCACACGATAGAGCTTTCCAGCGTCTGCCATGCTGTTAAGATAACTTGAGGTGCGCGCAATGCTCTCACCGAGCATACCAGCGCCCTCTGACGCCGATATGCGTTGGTCATAACGCAACATGCGGAAAAGACGCTCACCCTGCTCTATGCCGTGCTGGCGGCGTCTCTCGGCCAGTTCAATCGCACTTGGGTGCATGGTTGACTTGCGAACCTGCATCGACGGCAGTGGATCACGATTGCCGAGCTTGTGCTGCAACTTCTCGAACTCAAGCAGGCAATGGCCGTAAGTGATCTCAAACCGTTCATGCTTGTCTGTGACGCCCTCTAACATAGCTTTCAATCGGGCTTCGGAAGACCGTTGATCGCGGATTTTAGCTTCTCTAGCAGCGCGCCTTGCTCTTGCAGCCTCTGCTGCAACGCTGGCCGCATCGCTGTCTTCGGTTCCGACAGCAGGATTGAGTTCACTCTTTCGAGCCGATTTATGTATTGCATTATTAGGTCCATATTCACGCTTCTTTCTCTTTAGGGTGATATTAAGTTTACTTGCGATCCGACCAACGGTGGGCGGGGTTACGCGCAGCAGGTCTGCAATTTCTACGCGAGACATATCCATCTCAGCACATCTAATGACTTGCTCAGTCAAGGTTTCAACATCATGTTTCATTCGTCTTCCTCGCAAAATAAGCCACAGTCGGGCATGGTTTTAAGTGGGCGACCCGTTGCTTTGGGGTCAAGTTCGTCAAGAAATATGCGCTCATTTTTTACGCGCACAAGTCTTGCCCCAAGCCTGCGTGATTGCTCTGCACGCTGGTCAAATACATCTGGAAATTCACGGCGCACCAAATTCCAATACGTTGGGCTGGTTGCCTTCACGCATCCAATGCAGTTGGCGTTTGGAAAGCCTCGGCCATAAATCTCAGGCAGCTTTATGCCAGCAGAGCGGATCATATCCGCACAGTCGTTCTTGGTCATGTTGGCGTCAATCAGGATCGGCAATACATTGTCACGCTCAGTCATGACGAAACGATCATGCCTGTTGCGCTCATCAACGGTAAAACCAAGCACATGCCAATCAACGGGGTTGCTTTCTTCCCATTCTTGGCGGGCGCGTTTCTTTAGCTCAACTGTACACGGCGCACCGTGGGGGAACGCCATACCCTTGCGGCGGTCAAATACGTCAACCACGGACGCCAATGGATATTGGGAGTTGACTGCGTATTGGATGTCAATGCCAACCCAATCTGCAACGTCTTTAGCAAAACGCATATTGTCATGATGTTCCTCAATCACAGGATTGTTGACGGCGTACACGCTGTCAGCGCCGTATTTATCAACAGTGAGCTTTAGCGCCGCCGCACTGGCCGCACCGCAAGAGAACCAGACTGCTATTTTCATTCGTCTTCCTCCAGCGGTTCGATCTGACCTTTTCCATTGCAGTTGTCGCAGTCCTGCACCTCCGACCCAAAGTCGCCGTGCCAGGTCGCACTCTGGCGCACCCAGACCTCGCGCTCAACCGTGCCGTCACCATCGCATTCGGGGCAATCAATTAAATTGCTCATATCAAGTTTCCACAAAGTCAGAGGCGTTTACAGCCCACAAGATGAAATTGGGCTTGGTCAAACCAACACGGTTATACACAGCAGCCTTGGCAATGCGTCCAGCACTAAAATTGCGCTGGGCCGAGTTGCCTGCTGTCTTACTGTCAATGTTTAAATAGTCAGCAATCTCAGAGGTGGTGCAGTATTTCGTCTCACTGATGTAAGAGAAGACAGCCTTGTCGAGGTTCTGAGGCGATACTTGCTCCGGCTCCGGTGCTGGCTCTGGAACCTCAATGGCATCACCAGTGGTCTCAGGCTGCGGGAACTTAACCCCGTTCTCAATCTTAATCGCCATCCAAGGTGTCGAGCTGGCCTTGTCGGAATAATTCGGAATCAGGACAGCATTGATGCTGTCGCCAGCTTTGACATTGTGGCCATCAACAACGCCAGCAGGAATAAAGACGCCTTCTGCGCTCTCTATATCATAAGCGAAGCAAAAGCCGTTGAAGTGAACATTGGTTACAATGATTGATTTAGTGTGCATTACATTTTCCTTTGTTTTAACATTCTGTAACTCCTCATTACATATCATAACAATATTTGCAATACATATTTTGCGCTTGCAATAGTATTTATTTAATATTAAGGATGAGGGGCAAGGATAGGAGGGTCCAATGGATCATAAGCAGTTGATAGGGTTTACCCAGGCCCAAAAAGAAGCCATCGCAGAGGCTGCGCGGCGATCTGGGTTGTCATTTACAGCATTCGTGCGGAGTTCTGCTGTGGAAAGGGCGGCTGATGCTGGCGTTGAAGTTACTCAGCCGCGAGTTGACTAATGGTCAATGGGCGCAATAAGGGAGCAAGTTTTGAACGCGAGACGGCCAACGCCTTACGCGATGAGCTGGGTATTAACTTTAAGAGAAACCTAGAGCAATATCGAACCGCTGGCCACGCTGACCTGATCCCAGATGACCCGGCATTCCCGTTTACCTTGGAGCTGAAGCGATACGCCAGCGGCCCAATCGGCGGTGCGCCTGCATGGTGGGATCAAGCTGCGGGTGCTGCCGATCTTGATGGCAAGATGCCATGTCTAATCTACAAATACGACCGCAAGCCGATGCGATGTGTGATCCCGCTGGCTGCGCTTACTGATTGCGATCACGATTACACAGTAGAGGTCGATTTCGAGACCTTCTGCTATATTGCTAGGGAGAAAATGCAATGACTGAAGATGAAATTAAATCCGTAATACAATTTACTATTAAAGAACTTGGCAGTGAATTAAGCAGCTTAAAGGAACCAAGTGCTTCTGACGCTATTGCCGATGCTATTGCCGATCTTGGACGAAACGATAGCGTTGTAGGGGAAATTGGTAACGGTCTACATCGGATCGGTCACGCTCTGGAGAGAATTGCTGGGCTTTACAATAGCGAATTGGGATATAAGTTGGATGGTGACATTAAATGATCCCCGCTGACCAGCTAACCAATGCTCAATATCACGCCACTGACGCGATTAGCTCATCTGACGTGAAGCTGGTCTACAGCAAGTCGCTGGCACACTGGAGAACCAAAGTCTACAAATCCAGCGTGGCCTTCGATCTTGGCACTTGCTGTCACTCAATGGTGCTTGAAGACGGCGCCGATGTCATACGCGGACCAGAAACCCGCCGAGGCAAAGCATGGTCAGAACTGCACGAACAGGCGCAGGCAGAAGGTAAAACCCTGTTGACTTGCGGCGACTACGATCTGGCGCAGGAGATGGCACACAGCGTGCTTTTCCATCCGGCAGGTCAGCGCATGGCAGGCCCAACAACGGTCAATGAGGCGAGCTTTTTCACTACAGACCCAGTGAGCGGATTGCAGCTCAAATGCAGACCCGATAGCTACTGGGACGCAAAAGGCGTCATCTATGACCTGAAAACCTGTCAGGATGCCAGCCCACGCGGCGTGGCAAAGGACATGCAAACATATAACTACGCCATCCAAGCGGCGTTCTATATCTACTGTTTGAACTTGGCTGGCTATGAAGCCAACCAATTCGTCTTCGTGAATGTTGAAAAGGCAGCTCCGTATGCTGTATCAACCAACATTCTATCACCCGAATATCTTGAATGGGGTACGCAGCAAATGCACCTGACCCTCGACAAGATTGCAAAAGCCAATCAAAGTCAAAAATGGGACACTGGTTGGTCAGACATCACAAACGTGATTGATCTGCCACGATGGCTACAAGCCGACATTTAACTAGGAGAAAATACTATGGCTAAAACTGACTTCAAAAGCGTAATGGTCCGCAACGTCGAGTTCAAATACCCTCGTCTCAACGCGACTTACCGCTTCAACACCTCGGAAAAGAAGTCCGAGGAATGCGCGCCAACAGCCTCCGGCGCTTCATACTCAATCGGATGGGAAATGAGCAAGGATGAAGCTGGTAAGCTGCACGCCGAGCTAAAAGCCCACTATGAAACCTGCCAAACCAAGTCACCATTCGGCAAGGTATTCGGCATGAAAAAGCTGGACAACGGCAACTATGAGTTCCGCGCCAAGCGCAACGGCGTCAACGGTCAAGGCGCACTTAACGAAAAACCTCGCGTCATTGATGGCATGAAGCAACCGTTGGGCGACACAGCTTTCTGGGGTGGCTCAAAGGGCAACCTGAAGGTCACAGCGTATCCCGTGACCGATCCAGACGGCAATGGTGGCATTTCGCTACTTATTGACACCGTGCAGGTCACTCACGCAGTCTACGGCGGCGGTGGCCTCGATGACTTTGACGAAGTGCCAACGACGATGGCTGGCGGCGTGGACGCATCTTTGGATGACTTTGGCCCAGCCGCAGCTCCAACAGCGTCACCAGCGCAAGACATGGCCGACGCCCTGGGAGACGATGAAATCCCATTTTAGGCAAAAGAAAACCCCTGCCAGTTGGGACGCTGGCAGGGGTTACTAGGAAAAAAGTCCGGTGATTGGTGGAAAGGGTCCGAACATGAACAGATTAACAAAAACTAGCGAAGTTGGCAAGCAGCAGCTACTGTTAGCGCACGGTGCGCTGGATACAAAGATTGGCGACAAATACCTAGAATATGACGGAATAGACTTAGCTGAATTGGCCAACCTCGTGAGCAAGCCGCAGGCCAAGGAAAAGGCCGACGCCTCGTTTATTATTCCATCAACATACCGCGATTATAACGGCAGAAATCACGCCATCCAGCGCGAGCATGGCGAATACTGGATGCTGGCAATCGACGTGGACGAAGGTGATCCGTCGCTGACAGAGCTGCGCACAGCCGTTTCCACAGTTACAGGCGACTCATCCGCACTTATCTATTCGTCATCCGGGGCAACAGAAGATAACCGCAAGTGGCGCGTGCTAATTCCCCTGGCCGAGCCGATCAGCGGTGAAGACTACGCTGACGCACAGCTCGCACTGTTTGATCTTATGCAGCAGGAAGGCATCACATGCGACCCTGCGTTATCGCGCACTGGGCAGCCAATCTATCTGCCAAATGTGCCGCCAGCGCGCAGAGATGAGTTTGGCACGCCGAGCTTTTACCACGGTGTGCGCCATCGCGGCGGTGGCCTGCTGATCCCAGCCGAAAGCACGATCTGGGCAAACCTAGAGTTTCGCCGCAAGAATGAAGCCATCGCAGAGGAACGGGCCGCTGCCGAGCGAGCATTGCGCGCACAGGAACGTGAGCAAAAGCGCAGCAAATACGACGATGATGACCCAATTGACGTGTTCAACCAGCGTCACACAATCTCAGACATCATGCTAAAATACGGATACGAGCGCAAAGGTCGCTCAGACAGCTACCGCAGTCCAATGCAGTCAAGCGGGTCGTTTGCCACGAAGGACTTTGGAACGCACTGGGTGAGCCTCTCCGGCTCTGACAGAGCATCCGGCATCGGTCAAGCCAGCGGTGAGTTCTGCTATGGTGACGCCTTCGACATCTGGGCGCACTTTGAGCATGGCGGCAGAATGTCAGACGCAGTGCGAGAATACGGCAAAGAAATCCGGCCAACGCCAGCAAAGCAGCGCGAAGAGATCGTCAAAGCGGCCACTGACCCATATGCCGACTTTGACATGGTGCCTGACCAAGAGCCGCAGCCAGTGCAGCCTAAAGCTACAATCATCATACCCAACGCCGAGCAAAAGCCGATCTTCTGGCTTAAAGACGCTGAACCCGTGCTGACATCATCCTACCTTATCAAAGGCTGGCTGGGTCGAGGTCAGATGTCAGTGGTCTATGGGCCATCAAACGTCGGCAAGTCGTTCTTTTGTCTTGACATGGCGCTTTGCGTCTCAGCCAGCGTCGAGTGGCAGGGAAGCAAGGTCAAAGGCGGACCAGTGCTATATCTGGCCACCGAGGGCGGCAATGCCTTCCGGTCTCGCTGTGTGGCGTTGCGCAAACAGTACGGAATAACGGACGCTCCGCTGGCTGTCAGACCATCGCCCGTTGATCTACTGCGCCCAGAGGCCGACTTGGCTGGCCTAATCGAGCTGTGCAAGCAGATTGAAGCTGACAAGGGTGAGCCGCTGGCAATGATCGTGATCGACACGCTATCCCGCGCAATGGCTGGCGGCGACGAAAACGGGCCGACAGATATGACATCGTTTATTGCCAACGTGGATGCTCTTCGTGATGTAACAGGCGCACATATCATGATCGTGCATCACTCCGGAAAGGATACAGCGCGTGGTGCTCGGGGCCATTCGAGTTTACGGGCCGGATGCGATTCCGAGATTGAGCTTGAGGTAGACGGCAAGATGCGCACAGCTACCGCTACTAAGCAGCGTGATCTTGAGCCGCAGGAGCCATTTGTGTTCACACTAAAGGTTCATGAGCTGGGCAAAGATGAGGATGGCGATGCCGTCACAACCTGTACCATTGAGCAAGCCGATCCAGACGATGTGGCCGACATGAACCAGAAGCGGCCATCGGGGGCAAACCAAAAGGTTGTCGTGTCAGCCTTCAAACAATTGCGCGGCGAAGGCATCGGCGGAGAGAACCCAGCGGGACCAGGCTGGCCCGAAAGTGGGCGCTTCTGGTGCATCGACGAAGAGAGTTTGAGGGAGTTTGCGAGGGGTAAAATGACCTCCGCCAATCCATCTGGAGCCTATACAGCGGCCATCAAAGGGCTAATCTCAAGTGGCTATATGGTGCAAAATGAGGGCAAAATATGGATTTCTGCCAAGGAAGGCAGGGTCACATGATGTACGATTTTGCTACGATTTTCATGTTATTGATTT